TCAAAAGTAATGTCGGGGATGATCCGCCACACAAAGCCGTAGTTATGCCCATCATTAATATCAAAGTCCGATGACTGCACGTAAGAATTGATTGGGCTTGGCGGGTTGGTAGTGCCATCGTCAATCGCCGCCTCGTGGTAGACCATGAGATTGCCGCCTGTAGTTGCAACAGGGAACTGACGTAACGGGGAATCAAGCCACGCCGTGCGATCCATTGAGCCGTAATACCAAACACGGTCGAGGTAATTAAAGATGACGTAGCGGTCTATCTCGTTAGAGTTAGCAGAACAGTAGAACCACCAGACCTCTGAATACCCTTCGTTCGTGCCCGCCTGAATCTGGGCAAACTGCTCTCGGTTGATGTCGTTAAAGATGTACGTACGCACCGAACATGGCAGCGTCTCGACCCGACCAGAGTAGATGTAAAACTTGTCCACCCCCATCCAATACACAACACCAGACGCCGTTGCCATAGCGTTTTGCGAAGCAATTGAGATATTGTCAGCGAGTAGCGTAATCTGCCAAACCAGCGGGGGGCCAATATACTGCATGGCGTAGATGGCTGCGTCTGTCCAAACATTAATTTCTTGACGCGTTTGCAATGCCCCGATGATCTGTGAACCGTGCGATAGCCGCGCATCTCCTGCTTGGTTGGTAGTTTGCGGCTCCCAATCCGTATAACTTTCTTGCGCAGACCAACGAATCTGCATCGGGTCAAGTCCAGTCGTCGCGTACGTGCCGGTCGGGTCATTACAACCAAACGCGATAACAATACGCGACTGATCTGATACTAGGATTTCGTTGACGAGCGTAGGTGTATATGTGCCGGGCACAACAGTGCCACGAGTACCATACGCAGGAGTCGCGCTTGAACCCGGTGCCCAATCATATAAAGCGCCACCACGTGGGTTAAATAGCAGGTCTTCACCAAAGTTGGCTTGGCTCCATAAGCGAAGCTGAAAACCAAAACCGGTAGTAAATCCAGACCCCCACGTACCACGCGACCACGCTCCAGTACCCCAACCAGTACCAATGGTGTAAATCGGATACCCGGTATTGATCTGATACGCAGTGTCAGTCGCTGACCCCCCAGTGTTCGAATCGGACGCGTTGGAGAAAACTGTAAGGTAGAGCGCCTGAAGTCCAATACCTTCGCTAGTCAGGGTAATAGGCACGCCCCCGCTAGTAAGCGATAGCTGGCAAGTATTCCCTACGACATTAACCAAGTAATACGTGACCGCATAACCCAAACCGCCCGGCGCACCCGCGCCACCGCCGATCACCAACGTAACGGTATTACCATTTGCTATCGTGGTGCCGACTGGCAATGAAACAGTGATCCGGGACGTTGCGGTGTTTACAGTAAAGTTAAACCCAGCAACAGGAGTGCCCGCAGCACGTGCCACAATCGTATACACCGTGCCAGATGTGACGGATTGAATTTGGTACTCTTGGTTGAGGACGCCCGCAGTTATGTTGCCACCAAGCCCAACCGCGCTTGAGAACGTAATGAAATCCCCAACTTGCAAGCTTGATGCACCGCCATCAGTAACCGTAATAAACGCAGAGAAAGGCGACGTAGTGACCGCCGCAAATGTCGTAGTGTTTGTTGTGTTAGCGCGGATAGGTGTGATGTCGTAGTAAGCACCGCCCGACTCAATATAAAACTTTATGTTAGTGCCGATCCCCATCAGGTTGAAGCTTTTGAGCGTCACCCAGTTCCATAACGAACGACAAAACCCAAGGAACGTACTATAGGTTTCAACCGCCCAGCCACCTATCTTTTCAGGATAGCCAGAGCGGAATCGCACTTTGTCGCAGTCATACCAACCACCTTCGTTGGCAAGCGTGGTGCCTTCGCGGTTTACACCGGGGCGGAACTGAAGTTTCTGTAATGGCATTTGGCTACCTATCGAACCGTAAGCACCAGCGCAACCGCACCCTGCGGCACAGTCACCGAAACCGTAGAACTGCTACGTACCGGCGCATACGTCAGCGCCTGAAGTGTTTTGTCGTTGCACTCAATACTGCCTTCCAAGCACACGATGTATTGGCGTTTCTCACCGCCTTCTACTGTCGTCGATTCTCCACGCAGTAGCAAAGCATCAAACCGATCCGTGTCTGGCGCTGGATTAATCGTTACCCACATCGACGGGTCGCCCAGCACCTTGAAGCTGGCCTCTTTGCCCATGTACTTGGAGATGTCTGTCAACTCGCCGTTGGGTATCGGGTCGGACATCTCACCGTTCGTAATCTCGCCGTGTCCCTTGTACGCATAGACATACTGCATTGCAAACCCATGCCCGACGTTAGGCTGCACCAGCGTGCCCCCTTGCAACCCGCTACCTACGCAAAGAACAAATCCACGGCAGTGGATAGTCTTGTAGCTGATCATAGCGTTACCTCATTGGCAAACGCGCTAGTATCGAGGTCGCTCTCGGCAAAGCTGAACTCTTGACCAACCAGTGCCTTGATCTCGTCAAGTCTGCCGGTGTCAGCAGTGACGCGCTCCTTATTGATCTGGGAACGAACTACCTGAATACCCATCCTTGCAACATCACGCTTAACCTTCTCGATGTCGTCAGTGGCATGTACTTGGATTGCAACCGGTGGGTAGTCCTCTGGGTTCTGCGACTGTGTTTCGTTGGAGGCAAATGACACTAGCACCGCATTTGATGCTTCGTCGTACCCAACCACTTTGACTTTTATTGTGCTCATTGTTCTGCCTCTTAACTAACTTGACCAAGACGAGTACCTGTAACCGCCCATGTGATGTTGCTATTGCCCGTTGCGTAGAAGCCCGCTGCACCGCCTGCACCCGCGCTTGTGCCACGCTGCCCATCCACACCCGAGCCCCCTGCTGCGCCGGGACCGCCACCTGCACCGCCATAACCTGTCGGTGCGCCATAACCACCACCACTGGTAGACCCACCACCCCCGCCTGCTGTCAGTGAACCGCCGCCGCCCGGATTACCGTTGTAGTTGTTTTCCTGCCCTGCTGCAAAACCACCTGATGCACCTGATCCTGCAATTGAACCTGCGCCACCACCGCCCCCACCGCCAGCAATGTTGTCATCGCTCTTGGCATTACGTCCAAAGTACGAACCACCACCACCGCCACCACCGCCCCCACCGCCAGCTACAACGCCGTTGTTAGTAATAGTGACTGCACGAGCAACTGATAGCGCGGTACCGCCCCCACCACCTGCGCCACCGTTTGTCGTATTGCCGGGAGCGAAGTTTGCACCAGCACCGCCATTACCCCCTGCGCCTGTGATGCGCCCGTTATTAACGACGGTGACTGTGTCTGTGGCTAGGAATGATGAGTTGATCGTAAACGCAATAGCACTTGTGCTGGTTGCGCCGATGACTACGTCTGAATTGATGGTGTACGTGAGATCGGAAACCCCCGGTACATACCCACCTGTACGGCTGGCATACGCATCGTAGTTAGACGTGTTGGCCGAGATGGCAATGGAAATTGGCACCCGTCCATACGTATTGTAGAAGTTGCTTACCGAGATCGTGCCGGATGTTGGGATAGTGTCATTGACTCCGGTATTCGTAACAAAGCCGCCCCCGCGATAGTACTCGCTCAATGAAATAGGGTTGGTGCCTCCAAACTGACTTTGAATGTCAGAGAAGGATATTGGACCCGAGCTTGGCAGTGGCATTCATCGCTCCTTATAGCGTGCCGAATGCTGTAATGTTGCCGATTACGGTCAGGTTGCCAGAGGAGTCCAGCCGCATCCGATTTGAGCCGCCGTACCTAAAGAACAACGATCCGCCCGACTCAATGACGGTCCAGTTGGTTGTGCTGATTGTGCCTGCGCCTGCCGATACATTACCCGTCAAGTTACCCGTGACGTTACCTGTCAGATTGCCAGTAACCCCAGCCGGAGCAGCCACCGCGCCTGTCAACGTGGATGTGCCCGCAACCGTCAGCCCACTACCAAGACTTAAATTACCAACAACATGGTTTAACTGTTCGACGATGTTTGTGCCGTCCGAGCGCAAAAGAACTGATCTATTTGCTGGAACTGCAACCCCCGTACCTGCTGCTGTGGTGTTGCCTAGAACGGTCGAGCAGTAAATGGTAGCCGTGTAGGCAGAGGCGTTGTTGATGACGTACAACTTGGGTACCGGAGGTACATAGACACTGAATGCCGCAGTAGTTAGCGTAGTAAGGTTAATCGCCGCGCACCGTGCCTGATCCGCCGCGCCGTTTAATGCGGTTAGCGCCTGATTAGCCGTGGTGACTGAAACCGATGCCAGCCCCGCGATAGCGTCCTCAATGATGGTGCCAAGGTTGCTATTGGTCGTGCTGCCCCATGTACCTGACTGCTCGCCGTTGGCAATGAGTTCGATTCGTAGGTCTGGGCTATATGAACTTGGCATCGCTATTCCTTACTTTTGCCTGACGGCGTTGTATTGTTTAAGGCAGGTTTTAAGCTCTGACTGGAGTTCTGCTGCAAGGGCAGATTCCCCTGCAAAAGCTTCTGCGTGTTCCCTATAAAGTCGTGCTCCAGTACACCATCCCGAGGCATCGGTAAGTCCGGCAGTACTGGACATGGCACCATCTTGGGCGGGGCGCTCCGGCCTGTCGCGCAAGCTGTTAGTAAGAGCGGTAGCGCGAGCATTAATATTCCTGATTTCCGCATCTTTCTCTCTCCGTAGCTTGTCCGCTGACTGTTGCATTTCTTGCTCACGTTGCCGGGCCTCTTCCTGCCCCTTGGCATAAGCGGCGTACTGCTCTGCCTTCTCTTTATCCCACGCCTGCTGGACTTCCGCTTGGCCCGCAGAATTGCCTTTATAATACCCGCCCCCAGCCGCACCGGCAATCGCCAGTACGAGCGTCAATAGCACCCACGGATTAAAGAACGCTGTCACTTTGACGGCACCTTGGTAGCGTCGAGCTTCTTGTGGACTCGGACTTCTTTGCAGACCTGCACTTCCTTACCCTTCTTGTCCTTCTGGGCGTTGCAGACCTTCTTGGTCTCGGCAGCGTGAATCTGGAACACCAAGAATAAACTTGCAATAACGGTAATAGCCATACGAGCGTAGATAAACATTATGAAATCTCCGGATGAGGTGGTTGTACTGGGGCAGGTTTGCCGCCATAGCCTGTGGCTACCGACGGCGCTGAGCTGATAGGGTCTATTGTAGGCTCCATACGTACAGGCGCATGAGTCGGTGCTGCGGCTTTAGGAGCTGGTGGCGTCGGCTTATCCTCACGCTCTTCCTTGGTGGATAGTCCGGGTGGCACGAACTGCTGGAGTGCGTCTTTGCCTTTAACAGCAAGCAGGGTTGCCAATGAGCCAAGAATATATTTGCTCATGTCTGACAGGATCAAGAAGAACTGCTTGTCCGCCGGGGCCATCCCGCTCATTGGTTGCTCGACGAATACGACTGAATACAAGCTCACGCCCACCATGATGATCACGACGCAGCAGAACGTAATAGCGATAAAGAACTTAATTACTGCATCGTGTTGTTCCTGTGTCAGTGCAAGGAACTG